GACGTATGACAGACTTTCCATCAGTGAACTGCCGGTTCATTTACGAAGAAACACCCGAATCTTCATCCCTGGGAGACTATCGGATAACAAATATCTTAACGATGACGGTCACTATAGGGCGAATTTGCTGGCTCTCTCCGAGACGCAGCGTCGTATGCTTCTCAATGGGGAATGGGAAATTAATGAGGGTGCGTTTTTTGATGAGTGGAACCCACACGTTCACGTTGTAAGGGCCTTCAAACCCCCCGAAGACTGGAAACGCTGGATGGGTGCCGACTGGGGAACCAGCAAACCCTATGCTTTTGTCTGGTTTTGCCAGTCCCCGGGGGGAGAAATCTTCATTTATAGGGAACTTATCGGCTGTAAACCAGGGAAAATCGACGAAGGTGTCAAAGAACCTCCATCTTTAGTCGCAGAAAGGATCAAAACCATCGAACAGGAGAACGAGGAATGGATTTCAGAGCGATGGCTTGACGCTTCGTGCTTTGATAATGAGGAAATGGGTCTTTCCGTAAGCGAACAGTTCAGAAGTTGTGGCGTTGTGTTCCAAAGAAGCCAAAAAAAGTTTAAATCCGGTAGTATTTCCATGTTTCGAGACTATTTAAAGGTTACAAATGGCATGAGCCGCTTCCACGTCATGGATAACTGCTCTTATCTGACCATGACCATACCCCTCTTGATGACAGACAAAAATAACGTGGAACAGTATGATAGCGACGGTCCCGATCACGGCATGGACGCCACCCTTTATGGTATACGCCGCAATATCAAGACTAAGGATGAGATTTCCAAGGAAAGAGGGCTCGTGGAACGCAATCATAGGGTTATGCGTCGGTTTGGAAGTTATGGGGCACGGTAATGGTTGCATATATTGGAGAAAGAAATCATAATTCGGAGTGGTTCTATAAGGGGAAGCCGTGATTCTGCCTGGTATTGAAACAAGCAATGTTGCTTCATGGGCTGCTCAATGGTGGGTAGATAGGAAAAACGAGAGGCTGATTAAGGAGCGCATTTGGAATGAATGCATCCTTGCCGTGGACTGCAAATTTGGTGAAACCTGGGAAGAATTGGAGGAATACAGGTCAAAGCGCTACATGTCTTTGCCTTGGCAGGCTGTTGAGACTGTGTCTAGCTCGCTTGTTAACGGCTGTATGCCCTCCGACTGGTTCTCCATCCTTGGGCGCACCCCCGCCGATGACCAGAAGTCCAAGTTAATGCTGTCTTTGCTGAAATGGCAGCATTTCAAGACCAAATTCCGCACGAAATTCAAGGTTTTTGCTAAATCTGCCTGCATTACGGGCAATGTCCCCTATTGCGTGGACTGGCGAGAGGAAACCATCCAGGTCCCCGACGATGAGGCCATGGCGGCCCAGATGGCCTATAACCAGATGCAGCAGTCCATGGGGCTCACTGTTCCGCAGGAAGCCATGATGAACTTCCGGCCCACCAAGGCTCTCAGGGCCTACGATGGACCGGATTTCCATATCGGCAACATCTTTGACTATGTTCAGGATCTCCAGCCCTCCAATCCCAGGTTTGCGCTTCGGGCAATCAAGTTCTTCCGTTCCAAGGCATATCTTGACTTCAAGAGCCAGCCCGACGAAAACGGCTACTCCCTGTACCAGAACATCGACCAAGTCTCGGATGAAAACATTTTCAGGGACTCCAGCGACAGCCTGAAGTTGATGACGGAACGCCAGATCGGCATTGCCCGTATGCCGGAGGACATGGTTGAACTCATCCAGTTTGAGGGCGATTTCGAGATCCCCAATGGCGGTGGCGGCTCTACCTACTACCCCAATCACATCATGGTTGTGGCTAACCGCCGCACCGTGATTAGGTTTGAGCCCAACCCGTTCCTCTATGGGCGGCCCACATGGGAACTGTTCGTCCTCTACCCAGAGCCCAATGAAACCTATGGGCGTGGCATCATTGAGCCCATCCTTGGCATCAATGATGGGATCCAGGTTTGCTACAACCAGACGATCGAGGCCAGGGCACTTATCGTTAACCCAGGCTTCAAATACAAGGAAGATGGCGTATTTGATGCCGATGAGTTCATTTCGTCTCCGGGTATGTTGGTGAAATGTACGGATCCAGCCAACAACGTTCTCCCCCTGACGGTGCCCGATAAGACAATGACCGGGTTCCATGAGCTGGACTTTGCTATCAACCAGTTCAATCTGGTTTCCGGTGCTCAGGCTAACTTTGGTGGCACGTCTGCTACCGAAGTGAGCATTGAGGCAAACCAGTCCAAGGAGCGGCTCAAGGAGACGATCAACCACATTTCTGATGACTTCCTGGCCGATGTGCTGGAACGAGAGATTGCCCTGAACCAGCAACTTATGGACGAACCGACCTGGATTCGGGTTGTCTCGGATGGCAACGGAATGGCGAATGACCCCGATACCGGCATTCCGTTCCCACTTGCTCCACAGCAGATGCTTGTCTCTCCTGAGGAGATTGTTGGGCAGTTCGACGTGCTTCCGGTTGGGGCTAACGAGGTTGCTTCCGACCACCAGAAGGCCCAGGAACTCTTCCAGCTCACCACGGCCATCATGCAGAGTCAAATGGCAAATGCGATCAAGCCTACTGAGTTTGTTAACGAAGTTTATAAGATGGCGGGTTTCCATAATGCTTGGAAGTTCGTCAAATCGCCTGAGGAGATCCTCTTTGAGCAGCAACAGCAGTTTAATCAGCAACTTGCAATGGCCGAGGCGGAAGGCATGGCTAAGTCGAAGGGGGGAGGAGATACACCAGGACAAGGAAAGTCTGGCAAGACTGGTCCTCAACCCGGACCTAGAGGCCCTGCTTCGCTACCTGGAATGCCAGAGGGACCTGGCGCTCTCCCCGGTGGACCTAACCCAAGCCAACTGGCGGGAAACCGTCTTGATTAACAAGGGGAGGGTGGAACTCATTAACGATATTGCGTCTCAATTGAAATTGACTTAACCTATAACCGTCGAGGGCGACCTCGTTAAACATCAAATAGGAGACTGGTTATGCCAGAGGAATTTGAAGGACAGGAAATCTCTGAAAACAACGAAATTGAGAATGAGATTCCATCTGAGGTTGAGGCCAAAGAGGAAGCCCGCGTTCCGGTTTCGGTAGTTAAAGAACTCAGGGATGAACTGAGACAGGCCAAGGAAGCCGAACTCTTGACCCGCCGCGAGATGACGAATCTTATGAGCGAGTTTCAGAAGATGGCTCTTGGGCAGGCAAACAAGGCGAATGAGATGGTGCAGAAGCTGGACCCTGCGGTGCAGGCAGAGCTTGAGCCCTATTTTGCTCCCCTGAAAAACCAGATCGAAGAGGAACGGAAGAGCCGCCAGGCCCTGGAAACGGAACTTCGGACTGTGAAGGCTAAGGAGTATGTTTACTCTAATGTCCCCAACTTTAACGAGTTGAGGCCCCACATTGACAAGTTCATCCAGTCTGAGTACACGGCTGATGAACGGGCCGATTTGACCCCTAAAGAACTGGTTCGTATCGCCAAGTTCGTTGCTAAGCAACAGAACATCAGCGCAACGTCCAAGGGGGTGGCTCGTTCAGTGGCTAAAACCGAGTCTGGATCCTCCGCATCTCGTCCCGAATCCTCCAGCCCCAATCAGGATGCAACCCTGAAGGCCTGGATGGAGAAGAATCGGGACATCCTCTCTTAGGAGAAACACTAAATGCCCGGCCCCGCTACTACCGCCAATTACACTGCACTTAGCAACTTTGTTGACCGTGCAGCCCTCGAAGTCGCTCACCCTCTTCGCACCATCTCGAAGTTTGGTAAGAAGGTGACGATTCCCACTCGTTCCAGCAGAACCATCAAGTTCAAGCGCATTGAGCGTCTTGCTCCCCTGAATGGCGCTTCCCCCGCCTCCATCAAGGCCCTGGTTGAAGGCGTGGTGCCTTCTGCTGTGAACCCCTCTGAAACGATTCTTTCTGCGCAGCTTTACCAGTATGGGAACGTTGCCCAGATTTCGGATATTGCTGGATGGATCAACGAAGTTGACGTTGATGCCGAAGTTGTCAAGCGCAGCTCCCAGAACATGGTGGAAACCATTGAAAGGGCCTACTGGGCTGGCATCGTTGGTGGCACCAATGTCCAGCGCCTCACGGATGACGTGGGCGGCGTGAGCGGTGCCGCTCGCGTGAACGTCGCTGGCCGCATCAATGCCCGTGCCCTTGACAAGGTGATCCGCACCCTCCAGACCGCTGATGCTGTCCAGATGACGGATGGTATCTCTGCCTCCAGCAAGATCGGGACGCAGGGTGTTCGCTCTGGCTACATCGGCGTGATCCATCCCCAGGTGAAGTATGACCTGGAACTGGTCCCCGGCTATATCCCCAAGGCCCAGTATGGTTCCATGGAAGGCGTGTTGGACGGTGAAATCGGTTCCTACAAGGAAATCCGGTTTATTACCTCCACCCTCGCCCAGATTTTCCCTGACACTGGCGCTGCCGTTGCTGGCACCTACTCCACCACGGGCGTTAGCAACGATGTGTTTATCAACATGTTCTTCGGCAAGGATTCCTATGCCTGTGTTGATCTCGCCTCGTCTGCCCAGACTTACTACGTGTCTGCCGCTCAGGTTGACCACGCCAACCCCGTGGGCCAGTTTGCTTCGATCTCCTGGAAGGCCATGGTTACCTCGCTCATCCTGAATGACGCTTGGCTGGTCCGTCAGGAATGTGCTGCCTCTGCCTAAACCGAATATGGGAGGGGGACACCTTATCCCCCTCCTCCCCTAATTCAAGGAGATCAAGAAATGGCTTTCACTTTTTCCACCACCACGGTTGGGACCGGCACTCTGGATGCAGGTTACCTCGTTGACGATCCTGTCACCGGCCTCCTGACCCTCTCTGCCCTCACCGACGCCTCCAGCGCGGCTGGCACCTTCTTCATTGGTTTCAAGCCCCGCGTCATCGAAATCTGGGACCAGACCAACGCCAACACCTACACCTGGCTCGATGGCATGAAGAACGATTACGTCTTCAAACATGCTGCCGCTGGCACCCTGACCGTCTCTACCGCCAATGGCATCAGCGTTCTTGCTGAGTCCACTGGCACGGTTGGCAACGGTCCTTGGGCCGTGCGCGTCGGGACTGGCGTTCACACGAACTCCAGCACCTACCGGATCATGTGTCAGAAATAACCTCGCGTTGCTCGGTTGGCGCACGTAGTGCGCGAGCCTACTCGCCTTAAGGAGACATGTAAATGTCAGAAGAGACTAACCCTGTCGAAGCTACGCCGGTTAAGCCCAAGCGAGGCCGCAAACCGAAGAAGCAGGTTCTCCCCCGTAAACGCTCCATCCTACAGGAAGCCAACCTCATTGAGGACCATCCTGTGGATGTCAAGAAGGCTCCTTCCGATGCTACGGCAAGGGGCTGGTATAGTGGACGGGCCTGCAAGATCAAGATTTTTGGTGCTGAAGGGGAGGGGGAGGAAGTTGTCATGAAGTTGGGTGACTCCCCCTTTCTCCGTGTCCGGCGCGGTGTTGACCTGATTGTCCCCTGGGAAGTCATTAGCATCCTGGATGATTCCGTGGTTGACATCCCAAGAACTAAGTGGTTCGATGGCAAGCCTGTTGGCGAATACTTTGAGAAGGTGACTAGATTCCCCTACACGTTCCTTGGCGAAGTGCCATGGTCTGAGTATGTGAGTTTCCGCGAAGTCGAGAAGAAGAAGCCCATGCGGGCAATCGCAGGAGTGATGTAAATGCAACGAGTCCACGACTGGTTCCGGGACACAGAGGGTCGTGGTTATCCGGGCGCGGTCGTGACGGTCTATGACGCTGGGGCTGCAACTAAGCCCCAGCTTTATAGTGCTAACGGGTCAATTCCGAATCCTCTTCCCATTGCCAATCCGCTTTCCACGGATATCAATGGATTCTATCAGTTTGCAGTCCCCAACGGGGTGTACGACATCCAGATCGAAGCGTCTGGAATGCCTACCACCATCATTCCCGGACTCAGCGTCAATGATCTTACTCCAGTGGCCGGTCCAATCGCGGCTACTAACGTATCGGTTACTCCAGCTGGGACCATCGCGTCTACCAATGCGCAGGCCGCGCTCCAAGAACTGGACGCTGATATCGTCGCCCAGGGGGTTACACTTACCAATCTGTCCATTGCCGTTGGGACCATTGATGCGCTTGCCCTCCACAAGGCTGGTGCTGAAAACATCACTGGCATTAAGGCTTTTGTGGCCCAGCCAACTGGGCTGGTGGATGCCTCCATTGCTGTTCTCCAACCCTGGGCGGATGCCGTTTCGAGGACCCAGCATACCGTAAACATGGACACGGTTTGGCTTGGTGACTTTGTAACTGATTTCACAGGAGCAACGGACCAGACTACCGAAGTCACGGCTGCCATTGTCGAAGCACTAACCAGCAAGCGCAAGATTAAGTGCCCAACCGGGAAAGTTCTGGTCAACAATGTGACCGTTACGGATGCCATGGCGGTTCATTGGCCTCATCTTGAGTTTGAGGGTGAGGTTGGACTGACTGGTGAGGCGCTGGCCCAGAACCCGGAAAGCGGAACTGTTTTCCTGACCAATGGCACCAATGCCTTCACGATCTCCCTAGGGTCATTCTGGAATGAATCCGTTCGGTTTACCAACATTGGATTCCAGAATGTTGGAGCAATCGGAACATCGGAAGCCGTTCTAATCCAGAAGGTTAGTACCCTCACGTCTTACCCTCGCGGCATCTACTTTGAGGAATGCGGATTCAATAATTTCAAGACGTGTTTGCATTTCAAGGGGCTTGACGCCTCCATCTTCAATTCCTTCTTCGGACTGACGCTCCTAGACAAGTGTGTAGCCTATGACGTTGGCTCATTCCTGCGGATCACGGACGCCGTTTTGAACCTCGTCCAGCTTGATAACTGTTTGGTGCATGGATCTACCGATGGCGGGATCCTGCTGGATGGTGCGGTCACTGCTGGTGGCATCCTTGGCGCAATCTCCAGCTCCCACTTCGAGGGGTGCGAACCCGAA